AGCCAGGCTCCAGCATCTGAAATACCCTGCCACAAACCTTTGATTAAATTGGTCCCAACCTGGGCAATTTGCCAAATAGATCCTGTAAAACCTTTAACCAGTGCCGCAATAATTTGTGGCACTGCTTTAACAACCTCTACTATAATGGCTGGAAGGTTCTTAATCAGCGAAACCAACAGCATGATTCCTGCTTGAATGATCTGTGGTATGCTGCCAATAATAGCATTCACAAGGGAGGATACAATCTTTGGTATAGCAGTAATAACTGTTGTAATAATTAGTGGTAGATTTTGAATCAGTGCCACTAGCAGTTGAACCCCAGCATCAATGAGCAGTGGGATTGAGCCCAAAATCGCTGTGATTAACCCGTCAACAATCTGAGGAATTGCTTCTACAATGGCGGTAATGATTTCTGGCAAAGCACCAATTAAAGATGTCAGAAGTTGAATACCAGCCTCGATTATTTGAGGTATTGCGCCTATAACAAAATTTACTATGCCAGTAATAATGGCTGGCAAAGCCGCGATCAGCACTGGAAGGGCATCTAAAATACCTTGAGTTAATCCAAGTACAAGTTGCAGAGCTGCTTCTAAAACCATAGGAAGGTTATCCAAAAGCCCCTGTACGATTTGTACCACCGCTGAAACTGCAGCAGGAATTAACTGTGGCAGAGCTTCTGCAATTCCACTTATTATGGTTCCAATCATTTGAATACCTGCTGTAATTAGCGCTGGAAGTGTTTCAATGATTCCATTGACTAATGTCATCAGTAGCATGACTGCAGCTTCTGTTATTTGCGGTAATGCAGTGGTAAGCCCTTGAACCAGAGAAATAATAATCTGCGAAGCAATATCTACTACAATTGGCAACTGCTCAGATATAAACTGAACTGCTTCCTCTAAGATTCCTCCAAAAGCATCAATTAAGCCTTGAACACCGTCTTTTTCAAATGCTCCAGACAATTCATCGACCCAACCATTAACCATGGGAAGAACGGTACCGGAAAGCATAGTTGTTAAGCCTTCAGCAAGTTGGCCCTTCAATGAAGCAACACCATCTTCGAGAGTTGCCATCTGCCCAGAAAAGGTTTTTGACTGAGCTTCCATTGACCCATAGAAACGCCCACCTTCCGATGTAGCTGAGGCAAACGCTTCTGCGACCATATCTGCAGATATTGCCCCTTTGGACATTTCATCCTTAAGTTCACCAATGGATTTTCCTGTCTTACGCGAGATCTCCTCTAGTGGGTTAAATCCTGCATTAATCATTTGCATCAAGTCCTGTCCGGTTAACTTACCAGTAGAGGACATTTGTGCAAATGCCAGTGTCAGGCTTTTGAACTTCTCGGCATCTCCCTGAGATATATCACCCAGCTGCTTCATGCGTTTTTGAGCTTCTTCTGCAGACATACCAAAGCTCATAAGGGTTTGAGCTGATTGGGCAAGATCCTGCATTCCAAATGGTGTAGCTGCTGCTTCTTTTTTCAGATCATTAACCAGCTTTTGAGCTTTAGCCTCATCACCAAGCATGGTGGTAAAGGAAGCTGTGTAGTTTTCCATTTGAGCGTTGTACTCAACGCCATCTTTCATAGCGCCTATAAAGGCTTTTCCAATTCCCGCAATGGCTGAGCCTAAAGCTTTTACCCCACCAATTATGGCTTCTGATAACAAATTTGCTTTAAGTACATCTCCAAAAACAGAGGTTTTCTTGCTAGCATCATCCATTTCATCGCCAACATCATCAACATTATCTGCAAGTTCATTGGCTGCATCAGCGGCATCTTCCATGTTATCAGCACTATCATCTGTGGCGTCGGCATGGTCTCGTAGCGCTTTATGGTTATTTTCAAGTTCCCGCTCCATGCCATTAAGTTCAGCCAATGCTTTATTTAGTTGAATCTGCCAGTTTTGGGTTCTACGATCGTTTTCTCCAAAAGAAGTAGAGGCGTTATCTAGGGCAGCACGTAGTGTCTCTATTTTTCTTTTTGTGCATCAATGGATTTTTCTAATACTTCATTTCTTGCAGTTAAGGCTTGGATGGATTTATCGTTTTTATCAAACTGGGAACTGACTAGAGCCATCTCACTACCTAATACTTTAAATGCTTGGTTAATGTCACGAAGTGCATTTTTGAATTCCTTTTCGCCTTCCACTCCGATTTTTAAACCAAAATTATCTGCCAAGATTACCGCCTCCTTTCTTTTGAAAGATCAAATACCATAAGGAATAATGTCATCGATGTAAATCTTCCGTTTTGGTTTGGACATTCCAAGAAACTGCTTATGGCACTCCCATAAATCCATAAGCAAGCCAATAGGTGTAAGCCATGTTTCCTCTTCGGTACGATTTAAATGAACTGTCCCGTAATATAAAAGCCGGGTAAAGAGTTCATTCTCGTTTACCCGGTTTAAACGTTTTTTGAGTCATCTTCAGATTCTACATTTCTCTTGGTTCCCTTAAACATTGCTTCTGTCAAAGCATTCTTATAAGTAGCTAGTTCCAAAGGAGATGTGAGAAGTTCAACTTCTTCTTGAGTAAGCAGCGGCTTTTTGTTATCTGGATTTCGAAGGTTGTGAATGAGTAGGCTCTGATTGGCCATTAAAGTTATCAGCCAGACTATTTCATCCAGTGCCATTTCGAAGTTCTCAGACTTCAGTAATTTCTCACCCAAATTTTCAAGACCGCCATATCTCCCAGCAATTTCTTTTGTGGCTTTAGTGGTAAGAATAAGCTCATACTCCTGCCCGCCAATATTGATCTTTGCACTTCTTTCGTTATCCATTCCAATCCCCCCCTTATTCTCCACTTCCGCCAGAAGCAGCAAATGTAGGCTCATACACTTCGCTATACCAACCATTAATAATTGCCTGGGTTACGCCCTCATCACCCTCGTTTACTTCTGCTTTCCATGGATGCTTACCCTGACCATCCAGCTTATTTCTACGAAGTACTGTTCCTTCAATGGTCGGAGTTGAGAAAGTAATACTATCACCTTTGGTCGCCAAGTTTGTTGCAGGAATTCCAAACTTCACACGATACAGCCAAAAGTATCGGTATTTACCGTTTGCCTTTTGTGCTCTAAAGCCAATTGCAACAGGAGCCCCGCCATCCTCACTGGTTGAAATGAGTACATGGTTGTCATCAATGGTTGCTCCTGTTAAATCTCCTGCAGCTGTTACCCCTATATCATCAATACCGAGAGTAAGGGTACCACTTTTAAATTCTTTGACAATTTCAGCGGCACCATCATCGGCATAAAGAGTGGCCTCAGCAAGCTCAACGGAAAGTTCTGCACTGATTGCTTTTGCTAGCGGCATCGGTGTATCATAGGTTTCATCACCGTTGTCATCTTCGGTGATTTTTGCATAATAAAGTCTATCCAGACCGATTGTAGCCATGTTTTATTCCTCCTTTTCCAATTGAAATTCATATGGTTTAGCCACATCTATGGCATAATGGTGATAATCGGTATCATCCTCATGTCCGATGTATCGACGATCCGTTATCGTAAAATCCGCACCTAGAAGAGTGCGGACAATGGCATTTTTTATAGCTGTATAACTGCCTTTCACAAATAAGGAAAGTCTGGCTTCCTGTACTTCATATCCCGGTGTGTTATCCGCATGAACCTCAAACAAATCAATAAGAGGTGTAATCACAAGATAAGTATCAGGAGGAACACCAGAAAATCTTCCTGTTTCTACTGGGATACCGCACAATTCTGCTATGAGATTAAGCTCATTTAATATACTCATAAGTTTTCGACCTCCTGCTCAAACATCTTCTTCATAGCGTCAATACATGCTTTTCTTGAAGCCCTTCTTGCAGGCTTTAAAAATGGTTTTGGTGGCTGACCCGATTTTCCATATTCGATGATATTGGCAATCTTAGCGTTACTTTCGCCGCTTCTTCGTGGCTCCTTAAAACCTATCTTCACGTTGAAATTGCCATTCCAGTCCACTTTAGCGGGAGAAAGACCCAACGAACTAATCAGTTCTCCTGTAGACCGACTTTTTTCTTTTGTTCCACTACCAACTATAGCTTGCAAATTAGATCTAACCTTTTCCAAAACGATTTCCCCGCCTGACTCAAGTACCTTTGGGATGATTTCATCCGTCTTATCGCCAAGCTTTGAAAGCTTTAAAAGAAAATCCTCAGGCATTTTTACTTGTAACTTAGCCACTTGACCCCACCACCTTTTTTGCCAAGGCTTCAATATACATGCCTCGACCTTTTACATCTTCAACATTTGTAATCTCATAGCGGCCATCATTACACACAATCACCATATTGGTAGATACCTCAACATCAGGTATCTTACGAAAACAAAACAGAGCAGTTGCTTCAGAAAATGCCGCTCGGTTAGCCCACTTTTCATTTCCATGACGATCTTCCTTATAAGCACGAACGGAAGCGAGGATGGTGTCCTTAGATTTACCAAAGCCTTCACTGTCTTTCGTTCTTTCAACAAAAATGAGATCGATAAAGGTATTCATTTTTCCAAAACTCATACTCTACACCTTCCAATCCCGGTCAAGCCTGAGCAGTAAATTTACAGTGTTCCAAACCTGCTGGCCTGCCTGCACGTTATCAGCAAAAAAGCCGCCAGTGCTACCATCCCTACTTTCATAGAAGTGAGATGACAACATAATGACGGCCTGCTCGGTAGTTGGCGGCATTGTGTTCTCATTATAATGACCTTCCGGTACATGCTGATAACTCTCGGCATATGCGATAGCGGTGGTGATGTACATCTGAAGAAGTTCATCATCGCGATCGTGCTCAAGAATTAGATTTGCTTTAACTTTTTCTAAAAGTGTCATCACCATCACTATCCTTTCTAAGGTGTATCTCCATTCATGATTCCTGCAGTTTTCAGCTTACTGAGCAAGGCATTAAAGTCCGTCACTAGAGCTTCTACAGTATCCGCAGTGCTTGCCGGTTGATTTTCAAGAACAGGGAGCCCAGTTACTTTGGCTCCCTCTTCAATGACAAGTTCTCCACCAATAACAGTTTTTTCTCCACCTTGTTCGGTGTAGTTCTTTGCGTTATAGCTCATAATTTGCACCTCCCATTAAGCTTTCTGCTGAAGAACTTTGATGGCTTCAGGTAAAATGAGCTTTCCATCTACACGCTGGCTCGCAAAGAAACCAACCTGCCCAGTAGTTGCAAAAAGCTCGTTTAAACGTTTGAAAGAACGCCCCTGTCTGTCAGCAATCCAATAGTATCCGAAATCACCGAAGGCAATCGTCTTTGCTCCGGCTTCAATAATAGGAGCATAAGCAGAAGTGTAAACCGGACGATTCAGCAACGTATCTGAGTACCTGCTGTTAAAGAAGGCTGCCACAGATATTGACCTTGACCATCTTTCAGTTTACGGATTGCTTTTACTGTTGCATCATTCATCAAGAATACTGCGTTCTTTCTGTAAGGAGCCTTTAGGGAATAAACAAGATCGATAATCTCATCTGCCGTAATGGCAGTTGCAGACCCGGCTGTCACTCCAAGCTGTGCACCACCAGTAGCGTTGAAAATTCCTGTAGGTTTCCCATCTGCATCTCCAACTAAAAAAGCTTACTTCTTCCTTAGCACCGATTCTACGGGCAAATTCAGTGGAGATATAATTCTCCAGATCAAATACACTGTCATTGAGAAGTTCATCAGAAACTTTAATCATTGTACCCAGCTTATAGGCACCGATAGATGTCTGGCCAAATACAGAATCGCTCTCATCAAACTCCTCACCTTCATCAAGCCAAGCCGCTGTACCCTTAGTCACAACAACAGGGATTTTGCGGTCACCGCTTGAAGTCTGAATAATTTTTGCCAGTTTACGGAATACATTCTCTTCCTCAAGGGTTTGAACTAAAGTACGCTCAAATTCATCAGGAACAAGATATCCTCCCTCTGAATCAGTGCCTACAGACAAAGCATTTAGCACATCATGACGAGGATTTTTGCTACGCATTACGTTCCAGAATGCCTTTCTGTACTCATCACTGGCTCTTCCGGTCTTTGTATCCATCCCCGGAATAGCTGGTTTTTCGGTAAGAGGTGTGTTTACAGGCTTATTAAGCTCTGCTTCAAGAGCTTCTTGGCGCTCCAATCTTGCGATTTCCTTACCCAGATTAATAATATCTGCTTCCATTTTGTCGTAGGTTGCGGCATCCTCTGCGGACACAAGTCCATCACTACCACGCTTTGAATCAAGAAATGCCTTTGCTGCTTCCCATGCTTTTGCGCGCTTTTCACGCAGTTCAAGAATTTTACTCATTTTCATTCCCTCCTAATATTTCAATAAATTAAGCCGCTCATAAAGCGATTCGGCTGACTGTTTTACAACTGGTTTTTGAAGCTTATTCATTAGTGAATTGGTCACTGCTCTTCTGCTGAAGACAAAGCTATCTTGTAGTGCACTCTCTCCTGGTTTGAACATAATGTCATCTGCAAAACCAAGCTCGACTGCCTTATTTGCATTTAGCCAAGTTTCAGCATCCATCAGGTGAGATAACCTTGTTCTAGACAAACCGGTTTTAAGTTCATAAGCGTTGATGATACTTTCCTTAACTTCATCCAGCATCTGCATTGCCTTTTGCATCTCCTCGCTATCGCCAATGGCTATGGTGAAAGGATTATGGATCATCATCAGTGATGTTGGAGACATTAAAACTTCTGTACCTGCCATGGCAATGACCGAGGCGGCTGATGCTGCGATGCCATCAATCTTTATGGTGACATTGCCTTTATAATCCATCAGCATGTTGTAAATCTGTGATGCTGCGATACAATCACCACCAGGTGAATTAATCCAAACTACTATGTCACCCTCGCCACTCATTAGCTCTGCTTTAAAAGCAGCAGGAGTAATATCATCATCAAACCAACTCTCCTCAGCAATTGCACCGTTTAGATAGAGGGTCCGTGACTGTGTATCTTCATCACGCACCCAATTCCAAAATTTCTTCATTCATTTTTTCCCTCCATTCCTTCTTTATTTGCGAATATGCCTGCGTCCGCAAGCTTGGTCATATTGCCATTGATTAGATATAAGTCCCCGCCAAGCTCAGGTGGGATTCGGTCAAGGTTTTCAAGCTCCCTAATATCATTGGCACTCATCCAACCATTCTGTCTCGCGGTTGCATAACCGTTCATCCGAGAGACATAATCACCTCGAAGCAGTCCATCCACATTAAACTTGGCAAAATAGAGCTTCTTTTCATCTGGTCTTAAAAGTGATCGGCTGATGGCCTGCTCCCAACGGATCACCCAAGGGTCCAAAGTGTATTTCACAAACTCCAGTGACTGTTGCTCAATATTAGAAAAGCTCGATTTTTCCAAGTCCCCAACCATATGTGGAGGTACGCGGAAAATCCGAGCGATTTCATTAATCTGAAACTTTCTTGTCTCTAAAAACTGAGCTTGTTCTGGTGAGATACCAATAGACTGATACTTCATCCCTTCCTCAAGCACTGCCACACGATGGGAGTTGCTGCTTCCTTGATAAGCCGCATTCCAGCTATCTCGCACTTTTTGTGGGTCTTTAATCGTTCCAGGATGCTCAAGTACACCTCCCGGAGCTGCTCCATTTGCGAAAAACTTAGCTCCATATTCCTCACAGGCTATGGCCATACCAATGGCATTCTTGGCCATTGCAATTGGAGAAT